TCAGGCCAGTAATTCAACCGCGTTCTTCAACGCGGCGACGTCTTGCGTGATATAGGTGTTTGCGGTCACGCTGTAGTCTGCGTGTCCGAGGATCCTTTGGATATCCTCGGGACGGGCACCCGCTGCGGACATCATCGTGCCAAAGGTATGCCGGGCAGAGTGCGGCTTGAGATCGTCGGGTAGACCCAGGGATTGCATACAGGGCGCCCAGACACCTTTGGCAAAAGTATCCTTGTTGTATGCCTTGCCGTCGGGACGGGCATACAACGGGCCTTTGCATTCCCGGTACCAGCGCTCCACAATGGGCTGGATCTTGCTGTGGACGGGGACGATCCGATCCGTGCCGGCATCCGTCTTGATACCACCCCGCAGCGTCTTGTTGACCGGATCATAGGAAAACTTTGTAAGCTGGCAAAACTCCGTCACCCGGAAGCCGGTATAGCAGAGCACCAGACAGGCATCTCCTCCGGGAGCTGACGCCCAGCCCTTTTCCAGCCTGCGGAACTCCAGGTCGGTCAGGGGTCTGCGTTTTCCGGCCTCCATCTTTGGGATCTTGACCAGCGAGGCATAGTTACGGTCGACGATATTATTTTCCACGGCATGGTCAAACAGCTGTGTGAGCAATGCCTTGATCTTTGTGACGTAGCTTTTAGACAGCGGCTGTATAGTGACCGCGTTCCCGTCCCGGTCGAGATCTATCCGCTCATAGGCATAGTAGTCCAGGAGCTGCCGGAGCTCGCCGGTGGTGATCTCCCGGGCATATCTGTCAGCCAAAGCGGGATCGGTGCAGGTCCGGATCTTCTCCCAGCTGGTGGTCCATGAGGTCTGCGTCTGTTTGCTGAGATCCCGGAAAGCGGTTTTTTTCCAATCCTCATAGACGTCTTTGAGTGTGTAGTTGTATTTGGGGGTGGGATGCTTATTGTACAGGTCAAGAGCCTCCCGGGCCTCCTTTTTGGAGGGGAACGTGCCGATCTTGATCCGAACCACTTTCACCCTGACCTCCTCGACGACGTACTTAGCGGGGGAGTAGGCCACATATTTTGTACTGTGGGCATACCTCCGCTTGACAATCGTCCCGCTGCCGTTTTCTCGTTTTGCCATTTTTTGACCTTGCCTTTCCGGGGCAAGTCTGCTATTATAAAAATGCAGAATGCCCCTATACTGTGTAATTGCCTTGCCTGGTGTATTGGTTTTCTGTATTGCTCAGTGGTGTTGGTAGCACCTCTGGGCGCTGAACCGCTTCGGTGTTGGTAGCACCGGGGCGGTTTTTCTTTATCAAAATCCCAAACGTTTGGGATTTTAATACTTTTCGTAGATATTGATAAGGATATTGCAACCGAAATAATTACCACGATATCCGCCAGACACGTTTAGAATTTCGCCAAGAATGATGCACGGTTTTTCTCTGGCGGCGATTTCTTCTGCCAATTCGGCTGACAGGTTTCCAATTTGCCCCCAATCGCAATATACAGCGTAGGCTGGGGCCCCGTCGTATTCGAACAATTTGAAGCGAAGCTGATCTCCGGCATGGCAGTGAACCAAGATAGTCTGGCGGTCAGTTCCGTCATCATTGCGGAATGTTACACCCTTAACCTTTGTCCTAATTTCGTCAGCTTTGTAGTAATACTGCAGGAACACCGCCATTTCCTCATCGGAAAGCGTGGATATATTGCCTTGAGTAATCTTTGCGCGAGGGCGGTATTCTGATGGATTCCGACTGCCAGGATCAGCAGCGACTAAGATATCATCTTCAGAGCAATTATCTTCAGAGCAATTAAGCTTTGAGAAACTGGTGCCATTGAATAAGCCATGCACCGCATGAAACAAGGATTTCGCGGTTCCCCACAGCCATTTAGAAATTCTGATACAAGCAGAGGGCTGGCAGACAAAGAGTATGCAGATAGCAACGCAGGCAAAGGATAAACGCTCATGCGTGGAGTTCCAATCTTCGGTAAAAATCGTCCCCAAAAGAAGAATGATGCCTGAAAAGGTAAAGAGAATGCGGAGTTTTCTGATCAATGAAATACCTCCTTTTTATTGCAGAGCCTTGCTCAGGTGCCGATTGTGTATAAATCAGCTATGCTTCCTTGGCAGTAGGACGAGCCTTCTCCCCGGGGAGGGATTCGTATTCGTGATTGAGCACATTCAGCACAGCGGCCCGACCGCGGTCGTCCAGTGCGTGGTATCTAAATAGGAGCTCTTGATCCTCTTTGTCCAAAGTGAAAGGATTTGGCTGCTGAATAATAGCGTTCTGGCGGGTATTTCGCCCGACAAGAAAATCAACTGATGTGTCAAAAAAATCAGCAAGCTGAATCAAGACTTCTGATGTGGGCTCGCGCAATCCTTTTTCGTAATTGACATAGGTCGTGTATGGCATGCCTAGCAACCGCGCAGTTTCTTTCATGTTTAATTCTTTGGTTTCTCTGAGCTGTTTAATGCGTAACATTGCGTCGCCTCCAGATGGTTGTTACAATTAAAGTATTACACAAAACGAGTAATTAGTCAATCCCCAAACTTCGAATTGGGTAAAACTCACAAAATGAGCGCACCCGATTCGGGTATTTTTATCCTTGACAAATACCCGAGTTGAGTATAACATAAAAACATACTCAAAATGAGTAACGAAAGGGGTGGTGAAATGAAATATCCGAACATTGAAGCGGAGCGAGCAAGAAAAGGTATATCGAACGATGCGCTTGCGGCGCAGTTAGGAGTTACCCGAAAGACCTTGTACAACTGGATCGATAAAGGAAACATCCCTACATCTGCTCTTATTTGTATGGCCGATACGTTTGGCTGCTCTATCGATTATTTGTTGGGTAGAGTAAAGACCGATTAATCGTGAGTAACCGAAGGAGGTGAGACGATGGACCGGGACGAATGCACCAGGCAACGAGCGATCCGCAGTTGGATTTCTCTGACTATATCGATTATATCTTTTGTCATCTCAATCATTGCCCTATTAACGCGATTATTGAGATGATGATCGCGACTACAGACAGGGCGAGCGAGACCCACTCCCGGAAGTTGCCTTGCTTCTCAAGTTTAGCTCCTTCTAAATAGGCTCTTCCTGGCTCGCTTATGCGGTATTGGATCAACTGAGCCCGGTCACCGCTGCGGCGCAGCTCGACATATTTTTCTGCGACTATTGCGTCGAAAGAACGGTCATCAAAGAATTTACATTTTTGCTGAATTTCTGACTTTGTAAGCCACTTATTCTGCGTTGCAATCCATTTCAGCAGCTTGCGGCTGTGTTTACTTAACATGGTCAAATTATCAACTCCCTTCGGGATGATTTTACCAAAAGCAATATCTAATTTCAAGCGCTGTGCGCTACATACAGGAGGACTATATGTCTGAAAAAACAATTGCAGTAATTATCGTGTCTGTCATTGTTTCTGCCATTGTTGGGATCATACAGATTGCCGTAGTTACCCACTGCGCACGCAAAACTGCCAAGAAGATCTCACGTGAAGCAGTAGAAAAACTCTGTCAGCGTTCAGGCTCCTGAGCGTCCTGCAACTGCTTGCATGCAATGACATCTCTCAGACATGTTTCGGCATTGCGTGCAGGGCGGCTCCTTAGGCTGGTATCCAGGGCGGTTACCTTATCTGCTAACTCGCCATCAACGATGGATTGTACAATGGCGGTTTTGACCTGGGCTTCCGCCTGCTTGGTGTAGCTGGAGTCATGGATATATCTGGTAACGGCATCTATCATTTCCGTGAATGCCTTGTCGCGCAGAAGTTTATCATCCCTCAACCATGTCTGTTTCAGTTTTTCAATTTCACGGCGAGTGGTTTCCTCTGCTACCTTTTCAGCGGATCTCTTTGAGACAAGCGTAGAGAGGATAGCAAATAAGCCTGAGACAGCAGCGCTGATGGCTGCAGACGAAATAATGGTTTCAACATCCATTGAGAAACACCCCTTTCGAGGTGATTTTACCAAAAGCAATATCTAATTTCAAGCGCTGTGCGCTACATACAGGAGGTGAGCAATCGTGCCGCTGCAGATATGTGTCCTGGGCGGGAGCCACGAGCGGGCCCAGGCGATCCTGGCTGAATTCGCCCGGGAGAATAGTCATCAAGTGTGGCTCAGGAATCCCAACTGGGTCGAGATGGAGGATGGGACGTGCCTGTTTGCCTATTCCGTGGATGACGTCAAAGATAGGTTTGACGGGACGCGATTTGATCAGCTGTTTGTTGATGCCTCGATCCATCCCAGGACGATCCTAACATGCAGACCGCAGATCATGGCCTCCCTAGCACGCTCCTGTGTGCCGGAGCGCTTTAAGTTCCAACCTGTTTACCAGCGGAAAGGGGGAGTACATAATGTCCGACGCTGAGCTGATGGCCCATCGTAAGATTGGCCCCGAGGTCGCTGCCCGCTACCTGCAGGACGGCACAACTGCCCAGGAGATCCGCGTCAAGGCGCAGCTGGGCCTGTGCCCATACTGCAAGGCTACAAAGGGCACCGGGAGCCGGTATGTATACCGGGTAAACCCTGGCCTGCTGATGAAATTTAAGGCCGGAGAGCTGGGCCTTGGATGATATGTATCGGGGTCCCGGGAGCCTTGGCTTTGGGCGGGCGCAATGGTTTCTCACTTTCCCATTGCGGGGCGGTTCGATCCCGCCCACCCCGATAATTTAATAGCCTGTCATAGAGTAGTGTGGACAGGCATCAATCGCACAGGAGCCGGATCCGGCTCCTGATATGGGCGGAAGGCGCTTGCGGAAGCGCACCCGGCAGCACACCGGGAGGTTGTGAGGTTCGAATCCCACTCCGCTCTCCACAACGTTTCGTCTGCTTTTTCTGTCACCTCATAAGCCGCAGCCCATAAGCAGCGGCTCGTCCCACCCGGTGGGATGCTCCGGCTGGAATGCCGGCAGGGCCTATACGGGACGGGCCGTGAGGCGGCCAGCCGGTTCGAGTCCGGCCCGTTCCGCCAGCGGTGGCTGGTCCCCACCGTGGTTTTACTTTCTAGCCTAGCTGACAGCCCGGAAAGACGGGCAATTTGGGACAGTAGATGAGTGGGCGGCCTACGGGCCGTGCCGGTTCGATTCCGGCCTGTTCCACCAGCGGTGCCTAGACAACACCGCATCTATGTTTTAGCACTCATGCTGGCAGCCGGGAAAGACCGGCAACACGGAAGGTTTGCCAAGGGGTAAGGCACGGGACTTTGACGCCCGGATCGTCGGTTCGAATCCGGCACCTTCTGCCAGCCCTAAAGGGCGCAATATCTCTCAATATCAACAAGGGAGGAGGGAGACCATGATCGTTGTCGTGTTACCGCCCAGATCCGGGAAGGTCTATAGCGCCCAGATCCTGGCAGAGGCAGCGCTGCTGGCGGATGATTTTGACCGCATGGCGGAAGATGCAGATGCTGATTACTGCGGGGACGCACCGACCTTGGATCAGGCTGTTCCGCATATATGCGGTGCGTTTATGCCCATGGATATCCCGACTCAACCCCAGGCGCGAATCCCATGGTACACTACCGGTTTTCTGTAGCATGGACGGCTCCGGTCATTTGATAATTTTACAGCACCCCTGTGCCGTCGGGTCAAAGGCGGCAACCCATCCCCGCCATAGGCAGCCGGAAGGCATAAGTCCGTTGGAATGAATCCGCACGCTGGGAGTGTGTCGCCGGGTGGAATAGCCGGGGATCCGGGCGGTTGGTGCCTTAAAGCACCCAGGACGATGCAGGTTCGACTCCTGCGCTGCCCTCCACGCGGCGAAAATGTGGCGCCGCGAAATCTACCTCCTTTTTCATTCTTTTAGCTGGCAGCCCGGAAAGACGGGCAACATGGGACAGCACACTGGAAGGGGGCCGAAAGGCCTCGCCGGTTCAACTCCGGCCTGTCCCACCAGCCCTCAAGGGCTGCTCCAATTCTGACATAACGCTGCCGGAGCGGGAAGGGCAGCTCACCGATCCTCGCGGTGCGCTCGATACGGTCCCGGTTAAAGACCACTCGGTTCAACCCCGAGGGGGGCCACCAAGCCTTTTACCCGTTGGCTTGAAAACGGTACCAGAGGGAATTGTGGCAGCAATCATTTTGGGTATTATCAGCCGTCTGCCAGCGGCTGATATATGGAGCGACGGAGTGTGGTCACTCACTTGCCTTGCACAGCAAGAAATGCCGGTTCGATTCCGGCTCGCTCCTCCACTCCGGGTTGTGCCATTTCCCGGAGCACCCTTTCTTATTTTGAGGTTAGTCCTTCGGGCCTTTTTAGGCGCGGCATCTGTGACCAAGGGGCACGGATGCCAATCGAAGGGGGCGCGGGCCGCAAAAGCGGCGAAGCGGACAGCCGATGGTGGGACGGCTGGAAAGGAGATAATTTATGGTCCGATATTATCTGACGGCGAATAAGACCAAGATGGTCAAGCTGCTGCAAGAGAAGGGATATCATCCCTCGGTTAAAAAGTCCAAATTTGAAAAGGCTTTCCGGATGCGGTCCTTCTGGCTGAGCTGGCTGGAGGGGAGCGGTCTGCACCGGGCTCTGCTTATGAGCGCCGGGGGCAGGCCCTATCTCCGGGTGACCAACAATGACGGAGATAAGATGTTTCCGCTCTTTTTTGAGGAGCTGAGTAGATTAAATATGACGGAGGTGGCCGAATGATTTGCAGCAATACAGAAGGTCCGGAGGCCCGGATCTGCCCCGACTGCGGCGCCCATCTGGATCCCGGAGAGATCTGCGATTGCCGGTGGCCCCAGGATATTGAGGACGATCCCTGCGCGGATTGTCTGCGCTGGTCTGAGTGTATCGGTGTGGACCGGGCTAACTGCCCGCTGTGCAGGAGGTGAGAATAGTGCCGGAATATAGAGCTGCATTCAAATGCCGTCTGTGTGGAAAGACGTTCACCACTGCTATCACCGGAAATAGAGACTTGGCATTTAGCCTTACTGCGCGGCTTTCCGTAAGTAATAGCCCGGCTGTAGCGCAGGCTCCTTGCTTGATGGAGCCGCACTGTTGTCTGAACGGAGAGATTGGCATTGCTGACTTTCTGGGCTGGCAATTAAGTGAAGGAGGTTAGAGTAACCATGGCAAGCGCATTGACTGACATCTATGCCATTAAGCTGCTGCTTAATGGTGGTCATATCTGCCAAATTGTGAAACCTTGTCGGAACAAAAGGGATTACAAGATTCATGTGCGGGACGATACTGCTCCAAGCGGATGGAGCTGCGCAGGCCATATAACGGCACGGCAGTTTGAGAAGTTCGCAACAAATGGTCTCATTGAGATGGTGGGCGGTTATGATCCCAGCCGTGCAGATAAATATGGCAACACGTTCCACTATTACAGACTAGCTTACCGAGGGGTTGGTGATTCTAGTGGCTAAAAAGAGGCTGGTTGCTGTCGAGGATATTGTTAAGCTGGCTGAACACGCACACGAACAATGGTCTTTAGCAATGGTCGGGGCGGACGATACTCGGAAAGTAAACGAGGTGTTCAAAAAGCAGTATCTTTGCAAGGTTGTGAAAGCTGTTGCGGAGGGTTGTCCGACCGTGGATGCCGTGGAGGTGGCACGGTGCAAGGATTGCGTCTACCTGTGGAGGCCGGAAGAGAATCGGATGATCTGCGGCATTCTTGGGGGCATGGGCGAAATCACCGAGGAAAGCTACTGCTCCAAGGGCATGACCGAGGCGCAGTGGATGGAACTGCACGGTCATGAGCTGGAAGAGGGGGATGTGTAATGTCGTCCGATCAAGCTTCCGCGCAGCCTAAACCCAAGGAGACCTTTGCTGCATACATACAGATCGTCGGCCCGGTGTTTTATAACCGGGAGCTTAATGACAAGACCAAGCTCCTCTACGGTCTGCTGGCGGCCATGACGCAGGCACCCCGGTACTATGCGTTTGCCCGGAACAGTACGCTGACGCGATACCTGGCCTGCTCGGAGCGGACGCTCCAGCGCTGTCTGGCCGATCTGGAGGCGGCTGGCGAAATTTTGATAGAGGACGGTGAGGGAGGAAAATCGATGCGTAAAATCCGCCTCACCCGATTGCAGCCTTTTTACCCCGACAAAAATGACGGGGTCACCCACGACAAAAATGACGGGGGTAATAAGAATAACAGAAGTAAGAGTAAAAAGAGAGGCAAAGCCTCCTCTGTCTCCCGTGAGGATATCATCCAATGGTTTAACCTCTGGGTCACAAAGCAGGACCTCAGCGAGGAGGATTCTGTGGCTCTGATCACGGACCTGCACGATTTCGTGGAAAACCGGGAATCTGTGGGTAAGCCATTTAACACCATCAAGGCGGCATCCCGGATGGGAAACCGGCTCTTGACGCTAACAAAGGATGCGCCGCACCGGGTACCCATGATGCGATATCTGCTCAACAAGTCCATTATCAACGGCTGGGCGGATGTTTTTGCCCTTAAGGACGGTGACATGGAGGATTTCAAGCGGTTTCTTCTCAGCGAGTATGGTCTTACAACGGCCGGACCTGAGGCCGATCCTCCGGAATACTTCTAGGGGGTGGCCAGATGGACGAAAAATGGATATATGCCCAGCAATCCGTTCTGGGGTCTGTGCTGATCGAGCCCAGATGCGCCGGAAAGATCGTCTTTGGTATCGGCCCGGAGGATTTCGTCGATGCTTACCGGACGGTGTACAGCGCCATCCGGGATCTGTACACCACGGGAAAGGCCGTGGATCCTGTGACGGTCCTGGACCGGATCGGCGGCGGAGCTGCGATGCGCCAGTTTCTGGCGGAGCTGATGGACATTACCCCAACAGCCGCGAACATCGACCAGTATATCAGCATTTGCAGAGAGTGCAGCCGAATCTACCGGTACAAGCAGCTTGGGGAGTCCTTGCGGGAGATTTCCACCGCTGAGGAGGCAATGGAGATCATCTCCTCGGCAAACCGCATCCAGGTAGGCAGGGGGATGGATTGCTGGAGCATGGCTGAGGCCATGCAGGATTTCTTTTCCCGATATAACCGCCGGGTCGATTATCTGCGGTGGTATATCCCTCAGCTCAACGGCAGGCTCAGCCTGGAGTTTGGGGATTTTTGTCTGCTGGGCGGACGGCCCAGCTCCGGTAAGTCGGCTTTTGCTCTTGAGGCCGCGGTGTACTGGGGTGCCGTTTGCGGTTACCGGGTGGGCTTTTACTCCCACGAGACCTCCCGGGAAAAGCTGACCAACCGTATCATAGCAGCCTGCGCCAGGGTAAGCCTGGACGGTGTCAAACACAGCTCGCTGTCGGAGTCGCAGCTAAGTGACGTCTGCAATATCTCCAGCCGGATCAGCGAGGCGCCGATAGATCTGATATCCTGCGCCGGTAAAACGGTGGCAGAGATGCAGGCCTTTGCAATGTCCCGCCGGCACCAGATCGTGATCGTAGATTACCTGCAGATCGTTGCCGGAGCCGGCAAGGATGAGTACGCGCAGGTGTCGGCTATCTCAAAAAGCCTGCACATCATGTGCCAGAGCTTAGGCATCTTTTGTCTGGCTCTGTGTCAGCTAAGCCGGACCCGGGGCGCAAGGCCCTCGCTGGAGGATCTGCGCAGCTCCGGCCAGCTGGAGCAGGATGCGGATGCTGTTTTGTTTCTCCATAGGCAGGAGGGGCATGACACTGAGCGAGAATTTATCATAGCGAAAAATAAGGAGGGCGAGTGCCGGACAACAAAGCTCCACTTTGATGGGCCTATCCAGCATTTCTCCTACCTGGGCCAAGGGGAAAAGCCCCTGAAGGGCCATGACTACCGTAAACAAGCGGGATACCGTGCTGTCGGTGAGGAGCTGGAGCAGCTGCCCATGGAGACGGATGTCCCGTTTGACAAATAAGCAAATAAGCCAGAAAGGAAGACCAATTATGACCGTATATGAAAAAATCGAGGCCCAGCAGAAGGGTAAGGACTACACCGACGTATGGATGGTGGGCGAGCAGCTTAAGGATATCCTTCGGGCAGATCCCGCTCTGGAGGAACTTGTCTCCACGGATCTGGATGTTAAGGACATGTCCCTTGCTGATTGCGCGGGGAAGATCAAGTCTTGGGCTGATGAACAGAAATCCAAGGTCAAAGGCCGTTGTGTATGTGTGCCGCCCAATGTAGCGGAGGGCATCATCCGGAAGTTCTATGGCCTTCCGGAGGTTGATGCTCAGGCTCCCGTGCCTGCTCCGCTGCCCCCGGAGGGCGACGATCCGCTTGATTTCGGCGACTTCCTGTAAGGAGGTGCCGGGATGGATAAGGTTGCAATACTGGATATGCTTCCGACGGAGGCGCCGGCGCACCTGTACGCCCACTGTCATAACGAGTTCCTGTCCGAGCTGGGCGGCCACCTCGCAATCTATAAGAGGGTCAGTTATTCCGAGGCCCCTCAGCTTAAGGAAATAATGTGCCCCAACGACTGGGATGATTATTATAAGCCGAGGAAAGGTCGGTGGCTTGCGGAATGTACCTGCACCGCATGCGGGGAGTCCTGGCACACTGTCTGGCTTGGCGGCCCACTGAAGCAAATCGCTGTAATCGTTGGCGAGGATGGCATCTCGTATCCGGTCGAACAAGTCGATGATCCGGATGCGGCCCCATTTCTGACAGCGCTTTCCCACAACGACGGAACATCGTGTCCCATTTGCGGTGAAAACGTTACTTTGGTACATTCCAGCCGGATCAAATCAGGCAGCACCCGCCGTATCGCCTTATGCAGCATCGATAATATTGGCCAATATACCGCTCTCCTGTACTGGCTGTCACGTCGTCATATTGATTCGGACGGCGCAATATACGAGGAGATTACACCATGGTATGCATATCTCATCGATGAGACCGGCCGTCTGATTGGTTATCGTCATTCCTATGCCGGATGGCATCTTAGTTCCGAGCGCGGAGATCCGTTTTACAAAAAATATGTCTCCGGCGACGGCGATATCTATAACTTCCGCCGAGGCGGATTTGTCCTGTCTTATGTCCCTGATCTGGGCGGCTGCTCCGGCGAGAAAACAGGGTTAGGCGAATATGTCCGGCAAGGCGGTCAGCACCCAATGTTGTATATCAAGACATGGCGGAAGAAGCCTGCGCTTGAGAATCTGATCAACGCGGGATGGGCTCCGCTTATCGAATCTCTTTTCGTCGAAGCGACTCATGATTATGAGTTTGAGATCTCCGAGGCCGCTCTTTTGGATATCAATTGGACCAGTCGAAAACCGCATGAGATGTTGGGGATAGACCGCGTGTCTTTCCGGAATCTGGCGAAATCAGACGGTCGGCGGCGCCTCAAGGAATGGTATCGCGCTTGGCGAACTTATCAATCTGTTGGCGGTCGGCTCAATGCCTGTGAGTTTGATCAATATTGGTGCTCCTTTACCAGCTACGGCATTGATGTTGTGATAGAGCTTATGGCTATGCTGCCCGGTTTGGATATCCCTCGCATAGATCGGTATCTAAAAAAGCAGGGGCTTAGGCCCACAGAGGTGCGCATCCTTGCTGATACGTGGAGGATGACAGGTGTGTTATATGGGCGAGCCAACCTCACTCATGAGGAGATGTGGCCTAAATATTTGATCGAGAAGCATGACCAGTTAACAGCAATGAATCTTGCCGAGAAGGGCAAGGAGTCCTGGCTCCTTTACTTGGCAGGATTCCGGCGAATCATCGAAAAGTACGGAGAACTCCAATGGACGGATGGAGATCTGTGCATCATCCTCCCGAAGGATAACGGTGAGCTGGTGCGGGAAGGATCTACGCTCCGTCATTGTGTGGGTACATACGGACAACCCCATGTTACTGAGGAGCAAACTATATTTTTTGTGCGGCATTATCGCCGCCCGGAACGGTGCTACTACACACTGGCCGTGAATATGCGTGGTATCCCTAAGCGGGTGCAGCTCCATGGCTACGGAAATGAGCGGCATGGGCGAAACAAAGAATATCGTCACAAAATCCCACAAAAAGTGCTTGATTTCTGCGACCGGTGGGAGCGGGAAGTCCTGATGCCCTGGTATCGGAACAAGCAGAAACAAGCACAGCTAGACCAGAAAGGAAGTAAAACAGCATGAGTGAAATTATTACGGTATCCGGCCGGACGGCATTGACCATTGCCGCAGAGATCCGCGCCATCCATGAACAGGCTAAGGTTTCCGCGCTGCTGGCCATCGTGGAGATCGGCAGGCGCCTGGCTGAGGCCAAGGCCCTGGTAGATCACGGTGATTGGTGCCGTTACCTGCAGGATGAGCTCGGTTACAAGCAGTCCACGGCGAATAATTACATGAAAATCTACCGGGAGTATGAGGCCAACGGCCTTATGGCAAATTCCCAGACGTTTGGGAATTTGAGTCCTTCCCAGGCTCTGGCCCTGGTGGCGATCCCCGCTGAAGAACGGGAGGAGTTCGCCCGGGAAAACAATGTGGAGGAGATGTCCGCACGTCAGCTGCAGCAGGCGATCCGGGAGCGGGACGCGGCCATTAAGGCCCAGGCAGAGACCCAGGCGCTGCTTGACGATTCCCGGCGCGGCGCTGAGGCTCAGACGGCGGAGGCCAGGCAGCTTCGCCAGGAATTGCTGGACCTCCAGCAGAAGGCGTCTGCCGCCAAATCCTCCGAGGGTGCATGGCAGACGGAAATCGATAAGCTCAACAAAAAGCTTGCTAAGGCATATACGGATCTTAAAAAAGCTAAGGACTCTCTGACCAAGGCAAAAGCTAATCCAGAGATCTCCGATTCCGTCCGGGAGGAGATCTCCGCCGAAGAATCTGCCAAGGCTGCGGAAGCCGTTCGGGCGGAGCTTCGGGAACAGTTGGCAGCAGCGGAGGAGGCTTTGCGGAAAGCAACGCAAGACCGCGAGGCTGCGGAGAAAAAAGCCAGCGAGGCAGATGCCGCCCTTGCCGCTGCCCAGAAAAATGCCAAAATGTCGGATCCGGATGTCATGTCCTTCCGGGTGTTAGGAATGCAGATCGACCGTGAGTTTAACGTTCTTTTTGGCTACCGCAAAAAGGTGTTGACCGCACACCCCGAAATGCAGCAGGCCATGGACGACTATATCAATAGGCTTCTGGACAAGCAGAAAGGAAAGTTTGATTCCAATGGATAATCTGACTAAGGATTGTGTCCGGACAATGGAGCTAGGCTACGGGTGCCATTATGGCCGGTATAAGGCCGATCATCCGCAGCCGATCCCGGAGCGGGCATCACCTCCTGCAGAGGAGGTCGACGAAATGTCGGTTTGTCCCGGATGCGGTAAGCGATTTACCCCTAAGACGCGGCGGCAGAAATACTGCTGCACACAATGCGGTGTCCTGCACCGCTATCAGGTGAGCAAGAGAGATGTCGTCCCGGAGATGGCAAAGTGCAAGGTTTGCGGCAAGGAATTTCCTGCCGGATCCGGAAGGAAGTATTGCAGTGATGCGTGCCGGCTCCGTCGGCACCGTGAGTATGGGAGGGCAAAGAATGGCAAGTGAAGAAGTAAATACTGTGAATATTCCTCTGGAGGAATATTTTGAGTTGCGACAGAAGGCAGAAATGTCTGCTTATCTGATGGCTGAATTGGGGCGAATCCAAGGGGAAATCAATGATGTGCATAGGAGGATAGATGACCATGAAAGAGAATGGCATAGAGATAAATAAGTTATCTGGCTACAGCACATCCATTGTTATTTTTGATGAGTCCGAGCTTGGCTCGATGAGTGCGGAGAGTCAGGCAGTGTTTCGCCTTGGCCAGATGGATATGCGGGAAAGCATAGTCAATATGCTGACCGAGGCAGCGGACAACACCTTCGGTATCACGCGATCCGTACTTAGAATTGCTGTGGATAAGATCAAGGCAATGGAGGTGCTGAAATGAGTTCGCCTCGTAAAGTTCCCTGCAAATCTCTGCGGGCAATGTCTCAGGAGGAACACTCTCAGGCGCATGTTCTCCGCCGCACGGGCCTCTGGTGTGATTTCGAAATATGCGACGGCATCGAAGAATTATCCAGGATGCTCCATCATATTAACCGTTATGGTTATGAGCTGGTAACGGTCACGCAGTACAAGGACGCATATACTGTTTTCTTCCGGAGGGCCGGCGCATGAAAATCCTAAGTACGATGAGGGCCGGACGGGTGACCCGGCAGGCCCTCTACGGCCCCAGGGACCCTAACCCAAATGGCCGCCGCCGGGCCATCAGCATATCCAAAGAGGATAAGCAACGGGCCAATTTTAAAACCAGCTATGAAAAGCTGCTGATGCTGATGTGTGCGAACTTCTCACCGGGTGACTGGTGGGTGACGCTTACATACGACGATGAGCACCTCCCGGCAACCCGGGAGGAAGCTCACCCTTATTTCCGAAAGTTCATGCGGTGGTTCCGTAAATACCGTAAGGATAATAAGGAGCCGCTGCGGTACGTCTACTGTACGCAGCTTACCACCAGAGGCGGCGGCCGACGGCTCCACCATCACATGGTAATGCGGTTTGAGGACGATGCCGACGCCGAGAAAATCGAGAGCCTTTGGATCTGGGGCAGTATCGTCCACATCCGTAAGCTTAAGAGCTTTGAGGAGATCCTGGATAAAGCACATTATATGTGCCGAGAGCCCAGAGAGCTTGGTGTCTATGTGCCGGGCGAGCAGATGTGGACAGGCAGTAGGGGATTGATCAGACCTAAGTTTGAGTATACGACGATTGATTCCGATGCCGTGGATATCTCTGTCCCGGTGGGCTGTACCGAGCTGAGCGACCCTGTGCAGCTGCCTGGGTATGGCGGCTATAAGACTATCATTTACTACGATAATATCTGATCTTTAGGGGAGCGCGTCTCTCTTATCGGCTGGAGGGAGGTACTAACTTATGGACGCACCTCCACAAACTTTTTGACAAAAGGAATTTGGTATTGCATATGAAACCAGAGTGTGATAAAATATTGACAACCAGAAAGAAGTTCCGGTGCCCGAAGTGTGGCAACCATACGCTGCTCTTCCTTCGACCGGACACTGAGGTTAAGAACCTGCCTGTCAAGTGCAAAGCCTGCAAGCGGGAAGTGATTGTGAATATCGCCCCGAGCCTGAGCTTTAGAGCCTGAGCCATCGTCACTGTCGTGATGTTTGGTCTCAGGCTCTTTTTGTTTTTCTCGGGAGGTAATCGCATGAACAAACCCATGCGGATGTGCAAAGCTCCAGGCTGCATGAAGCTGACTTCGGAGGGCTGGTGCCCGGATCATAAGCCGAAGTCAATCCGGAAGGAATCCGCTGCCTGGCATTACCTGTACACGAATCCACGATATGGCTGGAAGAACCGCAGAGACGCTCAGCTGGCCCGCGAGCCGTTCTGCCGTGATTGTGGCCGACGTGGTCTGCGTGTAAAGGCAACCGATGTTGACCATGTTATTCCGCATCGCGGCGACATCCAGCTGTTCTGCAAAGGCGAGCTGCAGAGCCTGTGCCATGGTTGCCACAGCCGCAAAACAATGGCGGAAAACGGCGATTTGTTTTACGATCCTGGCCGCAAAAGTAAGTGATGGCTTGGGCGCGGGTGTGCGTGCCTGCGCAAGGCGCACGCGCCGGCGAATCCTTGCCGGCAGACGCGGCGGAGGGTCCCCCGGGGGTCCGAAAATCGGGGATTTCAGACCCAAGACCCCGGGACCTCCTTCGCACAGGATTTTTTCCCCACAGCGAATTTTAGGCCAGCCGGCGGAAGGAGTGAGTTGAGATGGCAGGTAAACGGCGGCCCATGGGTGTGAACTTGTCCGTGGTCGAGAGCGGCCAGGGTGGCAAGCATTGGACTAAGGCTGAAATCGAGAGCCGGAAGGCGGAGGAGCTGCATCTCCCGAAGCCGAAGCGGATTGAGGCACCCTCCTGGCTAGATCCTGACGCTAAGAAGTTATTCAACCGGTACGCAAAGCTTCTCCTGGCTTTCCCGGAAGGCATCGTGTCTGAGCTGGATGCTGGTACCCTTGCACGGTACTGTGATTGCGAGCTGAGCTACGCAGAAGCCAGCGCGCAGAAAACTGCATGGTTGGATCAGTGTCGGCAGCTCCGGGAGGCGGCGTCAGATGACAGCTCTCTTGATGGCTTGGACGGCAATGAGCTGTACGGTAAGGCTCAGAAGCAGGTTGACTACTGGTCCGGGCAGATGGCCCGGTTTGAGAAAATATGCCGGGGTTGTGCTGCCGATATGGGCCTGACGGTCACCAGCCGTTGCAAGCTGGTTGTCCCTCAAGTTGAGCTGGCACCGGAAACGGATCCGCTCGCTGATCTGCACGAAAGATTCCTGGGCGGTCAGGTGGCTGGAGATGGCTGAGTATTCTTCCAACCATGCATCCTACGTCTGTGGGTTCCTGGAATCACTGGTCTTTGGCTCCGGCACCTGGGAAGGCAGACCATTTGTGTTACTCCCCTGGCAACGTGAACCCCTGGAGAAATTCTACGGTACTCTGGATCTCGACGAGGATGCCGGACAGAAATTCCGCCAATATCAATACCTATATCTGGAGATCCCCAAGAAGAATGGCAAGACAGAACTGGCTGCTGCATTGGGCCTGTACCATCTGGTGGGTGACGGCGAGCAGAATCCGCAGGTCTATATCTGTGCAGCGGATAAGGATAATGCCTCCATCTGCTTTAATGCCATGCTTAATATGGTCAATCTGCTGCCATGGTTAAAGCGGCGGCTGGATCCGGTGGAGAGCCGTCGGGAAATCCATCTGAAGGACGGTTCCGGCTTTATTAAAGTCTTGTCCGCTGATGCGTACAGCAAGCACGGCTACAATGCCAGCTGCGTGATCTTCGACGAGCTCCATGCCCAGCCGAACCGTAAGCTGTGGGACATCATGACCTTCGGCGCCGGCTCCGCCAGACTGCAGCCTGTGTGGATCGTGCTGACCACCGCAGGCGACGATCCCGACCGACACTCCATCGGTTGGGAGATCCACGAGCAGTGCCGCCGGATCCTGGCGGCCCGTGCCGGCACCGGCCCCATTGAGGATGATAATCCTATTTGGCTGCCTGTGATGTACGGCATGCCGGACGATCCGGAAGAAGTCGAGAAAATCGATATCTACGACGAAGATGTCTGGAGGCGCTGCAATCCTTCCATTGGAGTTACCATCCCGTTAAGGACAATCCGTCAGGAGGCCCGTGACGCCCGACAGAACGAAGCAAAAGAACGTCTGTTCCGGTGGCTTCGCCTGAACCAATGGATCGCTACAAAGTCCGTAGGTTGGCTCCCGCTGACGCTGTACGACAAGACGCAGTGGCACGTTCCCAGATTGGAAGAGACGCTGAAGGGCAACCAGCTCCGGCGGGAGATGCGGCGGACGCTTCGGGGCAAGAAGTGCTTTGGCGGCCTTGACTTGGCTACCACAACAGACCTTGCTGCGTTTGTCCTGGAATTTCCGCCCCAGCCCGGTCTGACGCATTGGGTAGTGCTCTTCTGGGCGTGGCGGCCCCGGGACGGTGTCCTGGATGCCGAAAACCGGGACCATGTCCCATACAGGGATTGGGAACGAGCGGAATACCTAAGTCTCTGCGATGGCGATATGGTGGACTTTACGGAAATTGAGGATACGATCCTGGAATGCAAAAAACTGTACAAGCTGCAGGTCCTGGGAGTTGACCCTTATCTAAGCCGTATGATGAGCGGACGTCTGGAAAAGGCCGGTTTGACAGTTGTTGAGATACGGCAGAATATGGCGGATATGAGCCCGCCAATGAAAGATATTGAGGTAAAGCTCCGGTCCGGGCAGATGCTGCACGAGCACAATACCTGTGCCCGGTGGAATTTTGGCAATGTCCGGTGCCGTACCGACGGCAATGAGAACATAAAACCCATGAAGAATCTGTCTACGGGTAGAATCGATATAACCGTTGCGTGGATCATCTCCCACGCAGCTGCAATGCTGGCCCCTGCGAACTCTCTTTCCGAGCGTGTCCAGAGCGGTCAGTGGCACATGTAAGGAGCGATCTTATGAAAGACAACAATGATAGCAGGACAAGCCCAGCCCGGGAGTGGCTTGTGGTGTTTCTGTTTTTCTTTGGTGTGGCCCTGATTGCAGCGGGCCTCTGGCTGTTCAGCCGCACGCTGGCACTCGTATTCCTTGGAATCGTCTGCCTGTATGTGGCCGGATGTGTCAGCATAGCTGCAAAATCCCCTGAAAGGACGGACAAGAAATGAAGCTATCTGACGCACTCTTTTCCCCGGTGCGGGAGCACAGGTCCCGCAGCCCCACCACGGGGCGCAGCAATACGGCTGCAGTAATAGCCACAGGCCCAACCTATGGCAATATCTGTGGGGCGCCAAGTCAGGCGATGGCACAAAAGCTTTCCGCTGTATATGCCGCTGTGGAAATCCGGAGCGATGACCTCAGCTGCCTGCCCAATTATGTCCTGGACACCCGGACGAAGGCAAGAGTCCCGCATCCTGTCCTGCGGCTGCTCAATGTGCGACCCAACGAGCGGATGACTCCTCAGGTGCGGCGTAAACTGCTGGAGCGGTCCATCCTCTTTACCGGAAATGCCTATGATTGGATCATCCGGGATCCCATTACCCGGGCACCGGTGGAGCTGATCCCCGTTGTGGGCAATCTGGTCCGGGTCGAGGAGGTTACGGACGGTACTCTCCGATATTACATCACAAACCCGTACACGTGTGCAATCCTCTGCGTACCGCAGGAGGATATCTGCCACTACAGGGGGCCATCCGATGATGGCATCCATGGCCAGAGTGTCCTGACACATGCCGCTCAGACTATCCGGGCCGGGTTAGCTGCCCAGGATTATAACCGGGCATTTTATGAGTCCGGCGGCCAGCCATCCGGTATCCTCACCGTGGACGGCGACTTCTCCGGCTATGTCCGGGATGCTGACGGAAATGAAACGGAGAAGACCCAGAAGGATGCCATCCGGGAGGAGTGGGAGAAGGTGCACAGCGGTGCAGCCAATGCCCACAAGATCGCTGTCCTGGACTACGGCATGAAATATCAGGCCCTGTCTATCAGCCAGAAGGATGCAATGTTTATCGAGCAGCAATCCCAGACGGTTGAGGACATCGCCCGGTATTTTACAATGCCGCTGTACAAGCTGCAGAGCGGGAAACAGAGCTACAACTCCAATGAGCAAAACTCCATCGAGTACATGGGAAGCCTCCGGCCCCGGGTCTCTCAGATGGAGGAGGAACAGACCTGGAAGCTGCTGAGCCTGGACGACATCAATGCCGGTCTGGAGATCCGTACCAATATGATGGCTATGCTTAGGTCTGACCAGAAGAGCCGGGCGGAGTATTACCGCATCATGCACCAGGAAGGTGCCTACAGCATCAATGATATCCTTGCTCTGGAGGATATGCCCGATGTGGATGGCGGCGATGAACATGCCATCAGCCTTAATTACATCCCACTGAGCCTGTGGAGGGAATTAAGTCTTAAACGTAACGGCGGCACCACCGCCTAGAGGTAACATACATGGCAACAATCAATTTGAGCGGTGAGCTGATGTCCGATGAGTGGGCAGAGCTGTACCGCTATTATGGCTATAATTCCGGCCTTTACTGTCCCGGAGATATCCGGGCAGTGATCGAGCAGCTGGCACCCGGCGAGGAGCTGGTGCTGGAAATCAACAGCATCGGCGGTCACGTAGACGCAGCGGCTGAGATTTACGCGCTCATCAGTAAGCTGCCCAATCCCACCCGCGCAGAGATCCAGAGCCTGGCAGCCTCTGCGGCCAGCTATTTCCCGCTGGCCTGTGACCGCGTGGAAATTGCTCTCCCTGCTCAGATGATGATCCACTGCGCCAGCTGGGGAGTCGGCGGCAATAAGCATGACCATCTCTGGACGGCACAGCAGTTGGATGCTACCGACCAGTCTATTCTGGATGTGTATTGCCGTAAGTGCGGCGATAAAGCTGACCGGGCGGAGCTGGAACGGATGATGGACGAGGAGACTTATCTGGGCGCGCAGCGCTGCCTGGAATTGGGCCTCGTCGATGCGATCATCGGTGATGCATCCGAGGCCGGTGCGCCTGCTCTGGTAGCATCCATCCACAACAATACCATCCGCGCTATGCGGACTCTGCCGGACGTCGAAGATCTCCGGGCCCGGAGACAGGCCCAGCTGGATGCGCTGGATCGGGAGCTGGCTGAGGAGAAGGCGAGATATCAGGAATAAAATCCCAAACGTTTGGGATTTTCAAGATTATTTATTCCTAGGAGGGAATGAAAATGTTTAAAAATGCACGTAAGGAAAGAGACAATCTGCTGCAGCGCCGTGCCGGCTTCCTGCAGGCCGCAGAGGACTTTAAGTCCAAGGGTGATGCCCTGAACTATCAGGCCGAAATGAAGAAGGCCAAGGATCTGAATCCCCAGATCGACGATCTGAATGATCAGATCCAGGAAGCTGACCGTTACGCCCAGGTGCATGCACCTAAGTTCGGCGCCGACCGCAAGGACCTGTCCGAAATGGGTAAGGCCATGCTGGCAGGCGAGCGCGTCAGAATCGACGTAGCAAATGTGCTGGGCAGTATCCGCAAGGATGAGGGTATCTCTCTGTCTACTGTTGCAACTCCCGGCGGTGCCGGCTCTGTGATCCATGACGGGTTTGCAGGCCAGGTTTCCGGCCTGCTGAATCAGGTCAACACTGTGGATCTGACCGGCCTGAACAGCTGGGAGGAGCCTTATGTTGTTTCCGACCCCGAGGCTACTGCCGGCGATCCCTTTGAGCTGGCTGGCACCCTGCGCCAGACTACTGATCCTGTGTTTGCTCTGGCAGGCATGACCGCCTACGAAGCCAACGTGACCACCTATGTCCCCAAGGCTGCCGCCCAGCTGAGTCCTGCCCTGTATGCCGAAAAGGTCCAGAGCATGGCGCTGCGTGGCCTGCAGGCTAAGGTTGTGCAGCTGATGATCAACGGCGACGGTGCCGCATCTCCTAAGATGTTTGGCATCCTTAACGCCAAGAACACCGACGGCAATGCAATCTTCCATGCGATCTCCAACGTCACCGCCATCGATGAAAACACCCTGAACCGTATGGTGTTTGGCTATGGCGGCAATGAGATGGTGGGCGGCAATGCAAGATTGCTGCTGACCAAGGCCAACCTGGAAGCCTTTGGCAACCTGATGGGTGCCAATGAAAAGCAGCCCCTGTATGACATCACCTTTGACCCCGGTACCGGCGGCAACACCGGCACCATCAAGCGCGGCGGTCTGATCGTCCCCTACACCATCAGCTCTGCCATCGGCGCGAAGACCCTGGCCTATGGCGATCCCTTTAACTACATGCTGGCAATGTTTGGCGATTACCTGGTCAGCACCGACGCATCCTATATGGCCGGCAAGCGCCTGATCACTGTCCTCGGTGATGTGCTGATGTCCGGCAACCTGACCGTAGACAAGGGTATGTCCGTGGCCACTCTGGCTTAACTGCTATGGCAGTAGTTACCAGAGAAGAGCTTGCCGTTTACTGCCATCTGGATGAGGGCGAACTCCTGGATCATGCCGTCGAATTGGCGGAAACCATGGAAAGGCGCCTGCTCCGCAAAGGTGCCCTGGATACCCCGGGCACCCACGCGGATTTCTGCCTGACAGTTAAGGCAATGACTCTGCACGAGCTGGATAACCCGGGGCAGAAGATCCCCCAGGGCATCCAGGACATGATCAATGAACTCAAAATCGTAAAGCCTGCAAAATAGGAGGATTGAAATATGGCTGATACCCCCAAGAAGTCCACCGGTTCCGGCACCAAAGCCAGTATCTCCACCGATGGCACCGAATACAAGCAGTTTGCATCCGTCACCAAGCTGGGCCCTCCCAATATGTCCCGCGGCACGGTTGACGTGACGGATATGAACTCCTACGAGAACAACAACCAGATGAAGGAATTCCTGACCGACTTTATCGAGGCGGAGGAAATGTCCATCGAGGGCTATGTTAAGTCCACCGATGAGGGCCGCACTGTGGCTGAAACCGCCTTTTATGCCGGCACCGAGGTCTATGTCAAAATCGATCTGCCCGCCGCTATCGGCAAGAGTATGGTCGTCAGGGGCCTGCTGACTGCATACCGGCCCATCGGCGATATCTCTACCGATGCCGGCATCGCATATTCCATCAGCCTGAAGCCCTGTGCCAAGCCTGAGCTGACTGACACTGCCGCCTAAGGGAATTCCCGGAAAGGATAAATTATGAGCCTGAATGTTAATACCATCTGCGTGGGCGAGCATACGCTCACTCTGCGCCTGACCAGTAAGTCCCTGCTTAATTTTAATATTGAGCACGGCCAGGAGGGCACTTCTCCTGTGGTCGCCGTCCTGAGTGCCATCACCGATCTGAGCGCTAAGGCGGATCTGCTCACGGCAGCGCTCAATCATCCCGAAAACCGTAATGCCGTCAAAAACGGCGCGGATCTGCTGGACCTGATGGCCGATTCCGGCAGTTGGGAGCCCAATGCGATCAACGATCTGATCCTCCAGCTGGCCAAAGACTCCGGCCTGCTGGGCGAGGAGGATTTCCTTGCCCTGATCGATCCCGTCATGGAGAGCAATAAAAAGCTGATTTCCACGCTGTCCAATCTGCTGGTAGGTAAGCCTGCCGACGCATCCCGGGAAGTCACCGAAAATGCCGAGGAAAACCCTACCTAAGCCCGGCGGAGCAGATCCGGGAACTGGTTAAAGAGGCATCTGTGGCCGGGCTTGACCCGGCTGATGCCTGGGACAGGACACCGGGTGAGCTATTAGAGTACATAGAGGCCTACCGCGCCAGAATGGAGCGGCAGGCCTACATGTGTTTTAATCTGGCGCAAGCCATCGCCTGTATGGTGCTGAGCGCTGACAAGCCCAAGCCCTGGGACGCTTTCCCGGGCTGGATAAAACCGCAGGCTCAGGTTATGTCCGATGAGGCAATATATGCCGCTGTCCTCGCCTGGTGCGGACAGGGCGGCGAGGAGGGAAGTCAATGAAAGCAGGGCAATTAAGAGAGCGCATCACGATCCAGAAGGAAGTGAAGCAGACCACTGCAGCCAATCAGAAAATTGGCGAGTGGGTCGACGTCTGCACAATCTGGGCGGAAGCGAAGTGCAGTTCCTCCAATGTGATCGATGGCGACGGCTTTGTCGTCCATGCCGCTGTCTGGAAGTTTTACATCCGGCGCCGCAATGATATCACTGCTCAGATGCGCGTGAAGTGGAAGGACAGGATCTTCGTCCTGGAGGGTCCCCCCGTGGATTGGGTCAATGAGCGTAACGGTCTGACACTAATTGCAAAGGAGATGGTCTGATGCCTGATTTTGGAAACAGCAGCCTCCGGAAATATGAGGCCCGGTTTTTCATCAACGGTATCGGCCAATTTAGCTTTTCCATCCGGCATCACGATCTTGCTGCTCTCTCCCGGATGTCTGAGGCCGGCATCGAGGGGCCTGTCCGGCAATCTGCAACTGGCCTCATGTACCGGATCCGGACAAACGCTCCGTACCGCTACGGCACCCTGCAGAGCGGCCTGATCGTGGCTCCCGGCCGGGAGAAAACTGCTGTGCCGGGCAAGGTCGTCAATGATATTGTGTTCGACCGGGCCATGAATGACAGGTTTGTCAAGGTAACCCGGTCTGGAAAACGCTACTATTATCCTGCATCACAGGAGTATGGTTTCCGGATCGGTCGGACGCGGCGACAGCCGGGGCTGTACTATATGCGCAACACCTCCGCTGCATATTTCGCTGAACACGAAAATGCAGTGGTGGAAAGCGTATTGGATATGCTGGAGGAATTATGATCTACGATTTTATTGTTGAACGGCTGAAGCAGGCTGAGGACCTAGGGGAGAATATTTTCCCTGTAGGCGTCAATATCGATGGTATCTATACTGCGGATAATGATTTCGCCTTTACTGTGTATACCTGTAGCCGCCGGACACCGGAATATGACCTGGAAGGCGCCCTCCACCACTATACGGATGAGGTCATCATCGACTTTATCGGCCGTATGTACCATAACGTCCACGCAATGTATGAGGCGGCGGAAAAAGCCTTTGCGGTTACGGACCTGGACGATGGGATGGGAGAGTATATCTTCTCCGCCCGCTGCTCCAGCCCGGAGCCGGATGCGTTCGACGCGGATTACGGGCTGCTGCGCCGCACCATGGTGGTGGTTATCCAGTGGTGTCCGTTGTAACAAGATAACAAGGTCCAACCCATGGAATGATTGCCGTCCGTGGGTTGGTCTCTATCTGCCGGGTCCGGCAGGAGGTGTTTAAAGTGGCAGTCGTAAAAAATATGATCGTCCGTGTGGGCGCTGATCTATCCGGGCTTGTTTCCGGATTTAAAAAAGGATCCGGTGCCACCGGGAATTTTGCAAAGCGGGCGGCAAAGGATGTTTCGTCTCTTAAAGAGAAACTATCTCACATGGAGTCCTCTTATCAATCCATAACCAAGGCCACCGCAAACGTTAATCTCTCCCAGCCTATTTCCAAACAAATAGCCTCAGCTCAAAAGGAGTATGACTCTCTCCAAAAGACTGCCACAGATCTGGAAAAGCAGATCAACTGGTGGGGAAGCGTCGAGCCGGTTGGTCTGCAATTTAAAACTGATGACCTAAGGTCCGAGCTAAATGCAGTGGATCTAAAGGTTGAAAACTTGGTTCAAACTATCAAGCAACTAGAGGATATTGATAACCTTGGCAGAAAACTGGGGATGTCCGAAGTATCCTCGAAGAGTCTTAATAAGCTTCAGGCCGATATCGTATCGGTACGCTCAAATCTGAGGGCCGCAGAGAAAGAGGCAAAGGAGACGGGCCAATCTCTCAATATGCTAGGTGCACTAAAAGGTATAGCCTCGTCTGCATCTAAGCTAGAAAAGCTCGCTGGATCAATCAAACGGATTGGAGTGTTGTCCCTTGGATTGCGTCTGACAAAGGCGTTATTCGGCGAATTGCAATCTGTTGTCAATCAGTATGTTTCTGAGAATTCGGCCCTGCAGGCCCAGGTAAACGCGTTGAAAAGCAGCCTGGGGCAGGCGCTTGCTCCGGCAATCAACCTGGTTACAAATGCGCTGAGCGTGTTGATGCCCTATGTAGTAGGCGTCAGCAACGCAATCGGCTCGCTGATCTCCAACCTGTTTGGTTCCGGGTGGACCACGGTAGCGGACGGCGCAAATTCCGCAGCGGCTGCCATCGGCGGCGCAGGGGGCGCGCAGAAGGAATTTAACCGGCAGCTGGCCGGGTTTGATGAGATCACAAAGCTGACCGCTGACAGCGGCGGGGGCGGAGGAGGCGGTGCATCAGTTTCCACATCCACCGCAGAATCCAAGACCCCTGCATGGCTGACCAGCCTTTCCGAGCAGATCCGGCAGGCCGCCGGAAGCGGCGACTTTTTCGGGGTCGGCGCGGCTCTGGCCAATGCTATCAACACCGGCATCGACAGCATCAATCTGGCGGATTCCTCCCTGGGCGGCAAGATTTCTGACTTTGTCAACAGCTTTGTCGATGGCGCGACCGGCCTTGTGCAAACAACAAATTGGGCCGGATTGGGGGAGGCCATTTCGAAAAATGTGTCGGATCTGATCGGCGGCATCGATTGGGCAGGTGTGTTCGAGCTCGCCGGCTCTGCGGTTGCAGGATTTGGTTCCATGATCTGGGGCGCAATCGGCGATAGCTTGACCTCTGCATTGTCCAACTTTGAGGCGGATCTTGAGGCTGCCGGCGGAAATGTATGGTACGGTATTGGCCTGGGCATCGGCAGAGCAATCGCCAACGTCGGGACATGGATCAAGGAGAATATTTTTAACCCGTTTGTTGAGGGTTTTAAGAACATCTTTGACATCCACTCTCCGTCCCAGAATGAGGAAATCAATGCCATGGGCGAAAATATCATGCTGGGTATTTTTGAGGGCATTGCCGCGCCGCTTAAGGATCCTATTGCCTGGATCAAAGAAAATGTTTTTACCCCACTGGTTGAGGGCTTTAAAAAGGTGTTCGGCGAGGAGGGCCTCCTCGCCAGCCTCCTGGGTAAGAGCAAAGGGAAATCCTCCGGCACAGCATCGGTGGAGATCAATGCTACGGCTAAGCTGACGGCCTGGAAAGATAAGCTCAAGAATAAGGTCACCAATTTTAAGGCTAACCTCACCACCTGGAGGGACAAGCTCAAGGATAAGGCCACCAGCTTTAAGGCCAACATGACCACCTGGAGGGACAAGCTCAAAGATAAGGCTACCAATTTTAAGGCTAACCTCACCACCTGGAGGGACAAGCTCAAGAATAAGGCTACCAATTTTAAGGCCAACCTGACCACGTGGAGGGATAAACTCAAGGATAAGGCCACCAGCTTTAAGGCCAACATGACCACCTGGAGGGACAAGCTCAAAGATAAGGCTACCAATTTTAAGGCTAACCTCACCACCTGGAGGGACAAGCTCAAGAATAAGGCTACCAATTTTAAGGCTAACCTGACCACGTGGAGGGATAAACTCAAGGATAAGGCCACCAGCTTTAAGGCCAACATGACCACCTGGAGGGACAAGCTTAAGGGCAAGGCTACCAATTTTAAAGCCAACCTGACCACCTGGAAGGATAGCCTTAAGGATAAGTCGACCTCGTTTAAGGCCAATCTCACCAGCTGGAAGGATTCCATCAGTGACAAGTACCTATCCCTTAAGGCCCATGTAACACAAGGGTGGACGGGAAGCCTGGCCAGCGCTTTGGGCATCACGTCGATCACATCCAAGCTGGACATGAAGTTGCCGAAGATCTCAATCGATTGGGGCTACACGACGATCTTTTCCAAGCTGTTTAGCTATCCCAAGGGATTTAAGGTGCAATGGAACGAAACCGGTGTGATCATGGACGGTGCTCAGCTGTTTGGCCGAGTCGGAAACACCCTGCTTGGCGGCGGTGAGGCGGGCCGTGAGGCGCTGCTCCCTCTGGACCGGCATACGGGCTGGATGGATAAAATCGCCGACCGGGTGGCTCTGAGAGTCGTCACAAGCCAGACCGGCGGGCAGGATCTGACCATCAACCTTATCCTTGACGGCAAGGTGGTCACCAAAACCGTCGTTAAAAACATAAATGCGCAGGCACGCGCCACCGGGCAGAACCCGCTGGCAGCATATTTGTAAGGAGGCAGCGGATGACGATTACGGTCAAGGAAATATCTGTGGACGGCATCCAGCTGCCCACCCCTATGCTGGACGGTGTCACCATCATACCCAACAAAATGTGGTCCGCAAACACTGGCCGGCTGGAAAGCTCCGGCGAAATGGCAGGCACGATCGTAGCAATCAAGCAAAAGCTCGAAATCAAGTGGCCGCCGCTGACCATGGAGCAGGTGCAGATCATCGAAACGGCTGTTTCTACGTTGGCTCCGTTCCACGAGCTAGAGTACACTGACATGGCCGGACAGGTAAAAAATCTGACAGTTTATTTCGGCGATCCCACATATACGATCTACTCCTACAGCGCCGGAGTGCAGCGGGTGCATGACGTCACCGTCAGCGCCATCGAGAAATGAGGTGACGGTATGCAGACAGTATCTGATGCGGCAAGGGCTCTGGTGCTGAGCTATGCCAAGGTCACCCTGGCAGTATATATAGACGGGAGTCGGCTTAGTGTCGGCATCGGTGCTTTTGAGTATGCGCCAAGCTGCGGATCTTCAGATGCATTTTCGGTCGGAAATGCATGTTCGGCTAGCATCTCGATATCTCTGGATGCGGCCCGCCCTGACCTCAAAAACCATGCAATCAGCGTGACGTGGGCTGTGGATGAGACGGAATATCCGTTGTTCTCCGGCACTGTCACAAAAGCAGCCGTTTCAGCCGGCAAGACGACCGTGGAGGCCTGGGACGCAATGTATTCCGGCGGCAGTGAGACTTTTGTGCCTGCAGCAGCCAATGGCGCTACTGCAGATGCGGTCTTTTCCGCAATCGCTGATGCGATTGGTGTATCCGCTGAGGCCGCATCAGTTGACCTGCTCGCAGGTATTGAGTTGAGCGGTCTCAGCGAGCTCGGCGACACAAGCAACTCCGCAGTTGCCGGTTATATTGCCGGTCTGGTTGGAGGTAATGCCGTAATCACCCGGGCCGGGGAGCTTGCCGTCCGGCAATTTGCCCCGATAGATTGGACGACAGAGCCCTACGAGGGAGGCGCTGAGGCGGAAAACGAGGATTTTGCGGTGACAGGTGTTACGTACCTCCGTGAGTCCCGGACTGTCTCAAAAAATGATGACGGGACATCCAGCGAGGATGTCGCCACTGAGAGATATACATCTGGCACCGGCTCTCTTGCGATGGAAAACCCATTGGCCGATCAGGCGGCAGCTGAGCGGGCTTATGCTGCGCTGAGCGGGCTGGTTTTTCGCCCGGGTAATTATACATTCCCCGGCGGCTTGCTGCTGGAGCCGGGAGATGTGTTTGAGATCATTTCCAGGGACGGCACATATCAAGTTGCGGCGGTATCCTTGGTAATGAGCCTTGATGGCGGTGTGCGCTCTTCCGCTTCCTGCGGCGGCGCAGGCGAAGAGGGCGGAGCCTCGGGCACAATCAACCAGGCTTTGAGGTCGCTGCAGGCCGATGTGGCACAGATCCGGTCGCTGGTCGCGGAAAATGCAACGATCATCAGCGCGAAAATTACAAATCTGAGCGTCGAGGATATTAAGGCCGGGCGCATCCGGTCCATGGATTTCTCCGCATCGGATCTGCAGATGATATACCCAGATACCACGCTGTATCCGGGAACCACGATTTTACCCAACAGGGGAGAGGAAATCGTCCGGGGTATTGAGATCGATTTTAAGGCTGGAGTCATCCGTGGTGTGTTTTTTGACTCTGTAACGGATGCCCAGCAGAAAGAGATCGATGCGCTGAAATCAGCGAACGAAGCGCTTGCGCAAAGGGTTCTGGCTCTGGAGCAATCGCTCAGCAGTAGCGCGAGTAATTGATGATAAGGAGGTAATGCAATAATGCCCTACAATCCATTTTATGCGGGCGGTTGGCAATCCGGGGAAGCCGGCGATACCCCTATTACACCCGAGGCCCTAAATCATTTTGATGAGGGGATTGCCCAAGCGCATATCAACGCAGAGGATAATCTCCTGGATAATAGCTATTTTATCGATCCCATCAACCAACGGGGCGCTGTCAGTTTTACCAAAAGCGGTTATACTATCGACCGTTGGAGGAGCGCAAGCACGGCACTGGAGGTTGCTGTGGAGGAGAGCTGCGTTAGGCTCTACAACAGCTCGGAAAACGGCAACGGCTTTTCCCAGCCATTAGCACCGGAGCGGGAGCTGGCAGAGGGTACCATTGTTACTATGGCCTGTATGTTTAGGCGAGAAGGCGGAACGACAGAATTAGTATGCGGATCATGCGAAGTACCGGCAAGCGGTTATAACCTGGCAGCCAAAGACGAATGGGATGGTACGCAGCTACGATTCCACGCAAAATCGGTATACGGTTATCAGCTGTTTTCCATCCTTGTGCCTGCAGGGGTTGAGACCAGGGTAGTCTGGGCCGCCCTGTATGTGGGGGAGTATACAGCTGACACTATCATCTACCGGCGGAAAAATCGGATCATGGAGCTGCTGGAATGCCAAAAATACTATTTGAGGTATGCCGATTCCGGATTTGGCGGGGCGGGCTATGTCTATAGTAGCACAACCGCCTATGTCGTTATGACCACTCCTGTTGCAATGCGTATAGCACCGACCATGACAGGGGATGTCTCATTTACCGTGCGTGCAAATGATGCCAAGGTGGAGTGCTCTATTGGATCCAGCGTCTACAAAAATGGCAATCAGCTCCGATTCTCCGTCGATGTTACAGATAAGGGGCTGACAGCTGACAGCCTGATGTTTGCCGTCAGAGCCAGCGGCAAGCTGGAATTTAGCGCAGAGCTGTAAGGAGGAGCTATGACGGAAACATATATCGTATACATCAAAACCAATGCTTCCGGCTATGTGACGGAGGCCAACAGCAGCGGTTTCCTGGAGGACCTGACGGGTTGGCAGCAGATCGATGAGGGCCAGGGGGATACGTACCACCATGCCCAGAGTCACTATTTCCAGCAGCCCATTATGACGGAGGGTGGTGCCTACCGCTATAAGCTGGTTGATGGCATCGTGGCGGAATGCACCGCAGAGGAGATCACGGAGCAGGAAGCGGCGCTCCAGCCTGCCCCGGTGGAGGAGGCTGCCTCCGTCTGGGATGAGATGGATGGAGCATATCAGGCAGGCTATGACGAAGGCTATGTGGAAGGAGTGAACAGCGCCTATGACCAGTAAACAAAGAGTTTTACAGCGTGAGCATGATCGGGGTCGCCCTGTGGGTAAGGTCCAGGGAAAGGCGGACGCGCTGAATCTGGCAGACCGTGCTGCTGGAATGGACGGCACTGCCATCATTGCGGAGGAGAAAAAGGTTCCTCTGTTCGTCTGGGGTACGGATTATTCCGGCTGTTCCGCTGGTACGCCCATCGGTGAGATCATTGATGGCGAACTGCAGGTATTCACCATGATCACCCCGGTGAACACTGCCAACTATCCTGGCATCACCCCCAATACCGAGCGGAGCCTTTACTCCCTGTGCCATACCAAAGACCCGGCAAAGGCAAAGCCTTTTGTGGATGCCCAGGGCACCAGCGGTATGTACAAGCTAGATGAGTGCTGCACGTATCCCTGTGCCGACGGTACCACCCATGTGTTCCGCAATCTGTACGACAACAACGAGTATCCGCCCCTGACCCTCAACGTAGAGGACAGGTGGGAGGATCTGGGCGAGGTGCAATCTATGGAGGTATCAGCATGAGCAACAGATTTTTCCCGAATCACGATACATACATCATCACGTCCCGGTTTGGCATGAGGACTCTCAACGGTGTGACCCGGATGCACAAGGGCATCGATCTGGTGGCAAAGGGCATCAGCGGCGGTGAGACCGACAAGATCACCGCCCACACCGGCGGCACCGTGACCGTCAGCGGCTATGATAAATCCGGCGGATACATGGTCAAGATCCAGACCGCGCCCAACGTGGCCATGGTCTACTACCACCTGCGGGAGAGATCGCCGCTGCGGATCGGCGATACGGTCAAGGCCGGGGAGGTCATCGGCTACATGGGCGCCACCGGCAACGTCACCGGAGCGCACTTGCATTGGGGCATCCAGGTGGATGGGGCCTGGATCGACCCGGAGCCGTACCTGGACCGGGATTACGACGGCAGCGTCACCATCAAGACCACCACCGTCAAGCTGCCTGTGCTGCACAGAGGACTCAAGACCGAGGCGGTCAAACCGCTCCAGATACTCCTCAACGGCCATCTGGAGGGCGCTGAGCTGGCTTTGGACGGCTCATTCGGCCCGGCCACCGAGGCGGCGGTGGAGCAGTTCCAGGCCGCAAATGGCCTGGAGGTGGACAAGCGAGTAGGGCCTGCCACCTGGGCGGCGCTGCTGGAGGTGGGGAGCTGATGGAGAATCTGACTCCCGGGCAGGTGATTGCAATCATGATCGGTGTCCTCGTTGCCGTGGCAGGATTTGTCAATACTGTAGGCAACGCTGCGGAAAAGATCGTGCGGGCATGGAGGGCCGCTAAGGCCCCAGAGGAGGCCCAGAACGACCGATTACTCAAGGTGGAAAGAGATGTGGAGGACATCAAGCGGAAGCTGAAGAACGATGCTGACGCTCTTGCAGACAACTCCAAAGCTAACCACGTTACGCAGGAGGCTCTGCTTGCGCTGTTGGAACATGGCCTCCATGGGAATAATGTAGACCAAATGACAACGGCGAAAAAGAACCTGGAAAAATATCTGATCAACCATTAAGGAGGATACATATGGACATCACTGCCATTATCAACAATTTCATGGACTACGCATCTCTGCTGCTGGCTGTCATGGCGGCGCTGGTCTTTGTGACCAACATCATAGTGGAGGTGCTGAAGGTCTTTGTACCTAAGCTGCCTACCAGCTATCTCGCTGTGATCGTGGCCATCGCTGTTACTGTGTTGGCTCTGTACATCGCCGCAGCGGTGCTGGAAATCACCGTCATGTGGTATTATGCTGTGGGCGCAGTTGTGTTGGGTATTTTTGTTGCCTACGCTGCCATGTTCGGTTTTGACAAATTCAAAGCTGCCTGGGAAAAGCTGCAGGCATATACGGCAAAATAA